TATTTTATCTATAATCCCAGGATATAGGTCTATAACAGAAGAACATTTAGGCACTTGTTCTTGTGGAGTATATTCCATATTTTCCAAATCATAAGGATTAATATTTACATAGCATAAATCTTCTTCATTCTTTACATCATAACAATTATTATTCCACACTATACTATTTATAGTCGCTGTATCAATCTTCCAGAACCTATCCTCGTTGTATATACGAGGTGAAACATCTTTGTATTTAGACTTTTGAATTACGAGGTGCTTGTTGTTTGATAACATAAGAGATAGGTCATAGTGATATTTAAAATATGTGTTTTTTTGAAGTTCTTCGAATGAAATAACCATTGTCTTTACTTTATGATTACTAAAATACTTCCATTCTATATATACCTTCTCTCCGTATTTAATAAAAAAATAGTATTCATGAAACATCGCCAAAGAAGATGATACTTCCAAATTAAAAATACTGTTAAAAAAAGCAGAAAACTCCACATTTGTAAAGGTATGATTAGTAATTTCGTTGCTATCTGTTGTGATTGTACCGTTCATTTATTAAGTAAGTTATAATGGTTAAGTTAAATATATGTGTTTAATGTTTATATCATTTCCAACAGAGAACACTCTGTATTTTCAAGTTAATTTTTATGATAAATTATAAAATTTATTTGTTGACCTCGACAGATCTAATGGTTTATTAGATTTAATATTATTTTTAGATTGAATAGATTGAATAGATTGAATAGGTTGATTAATAGATTGATTAATAGGTTGAGGTTGAATATATTGAATAGGTTGATAAATAGGTTGAATAAAATGATTAGGTTGAATAAATTGTTTCGGTTCATAATGTGATTGAACAATAATGTATGGTTTATTATCTTTTTGCAAATTCATAATATTGGGTTTTTCTTCATATTTTTCTTCAATAATTTTAGATTCTTTTTTATATTTTAATTTAATTTCAATTATTTTTAGATCAAAATCTCCTTTATAATTATTAAATCTTATTATATCTTTAGTTGTGATATATTCTTGAATATTTGTAGATTCTATTTTAGTATCATATTCCTCTATATCATTTTTAATTTTTTCTATTTCTTCAAACCTTATATCATCTTCTTTTATTTGATATATATATTCTAAATTATTTTTTTGTTTCTTGTATTTATCAATATATTCTATCATTATATTTTGTTTTTCGCGTAATTCTTCAAGTATTTCTCTATAATTTTTGAAACGAATATAACTACTTAATATTGTGATAATAATACCAAAAAAAAGTACTAATACATTTATAAGTGTAGTAAGCAAATTAACATTAATCAATAACTGTTCATCCTTATTTACATATTCCATAATAATTAATCGCAGCGCTTCTATAAATGTAACAACGGATGAAAGTATAAATAATGTTAGAGTTATTATATAATATCGTTTATAATATTTATCATATGCTGCTGTCGCTATAAATAATTTAGTTTTAATTTTTGTAATAGTATAATTTATTTTTTCAATTAGATTTATGACAACTTCATTTTTTTTTGTTTATATATTACGTCCATTTATATTATGTATTTAGTTTTAATTTTGGAAATTATAACATATATATAAATATTATAACCAATATCTATGTGTCTCTTTTGTTCTTAGTATATAAATTGTTTACTAATAAATATAAAAAATAAATAACACATAAATATTACATTCATCTCCTTTTTATCTTTAAAACGCCTAAAGTTCTTCAAGCTCTTTTTCCATCTTATTTAGTTGAAATTCAAATGCGATTTTCTCGTATATCACCGACCTATGCGAAAACCACTTCACCCTTTCAAGACCATTCATATAGCCTAGTTCGAAGCGTTCCAGTTCTTGTGACGTAGAGTATTCCATACTCTCCAAGTCAAATGGGTTGATTTTGTAATAGCAGACATTCCCGCATGGGATTATCTTGAAGTTTTTCATGTCGCTTTGGTCTATATATGCTGTTTCTAAAGACCACACCCTATCTCCTTTATATACCCTACCTGCTGTATATCCATATATCTGGTCATAGTCCTTGTTGAATTCCTCGTTCTTTATCAGTCTATGCTTGTCATTTGAAAGAAGAAGCGACAAGTCATAGTAGTATTTCAAATACTTGTTTTTTTGTAGTTCAGCAAACGAAATCACAATCTCGCCAGCATTTCTAACCTCTATATATACCTTGTCTCCCTGTTTGGCAAATAGGTGATAGTCGCCACTACACGACATATAATTAGGCGCATTATGATAGGGTTGCGTTTCATATATTCGCTGACAAAACACGCCTGTGCATTCAGTATTTGCAATTGTATGGTTAGTGCAGGAAGTGTTGCTCATCTTGAGTTGCTTGTATGGTTGCAATATCTCTTATTCTAAAGATGTCTTACTTTAATTTTTATTTAAAGTTTATTTTATCAATTTTTAAATAAATTATCAAAAATAAGAACATATTTAATATTAAAAAATAAACCTATTTCTTTTTCTTTGGTGAAACTTTTGAGGTTTTTGTTGGTTTAGCTGTTTTAAATTTTATGGTTTTAGAATAACTTCTTTTACCACCTCCCCTCCGTCCATTAGTTATTAATGTAATATTTGTAGAGGCTACACTTATAAATTCTTTAAAATATTCTTGTGATTCTTCTATGCTTGTATCATCAAGAAGAACCCTACATAATATAAATGTAGATAATAAGGATAAAAATACAAATAATGTCTTCAACGGTGCCTTATTTTTTGAAGAAAATACAGAAATAGCATCTATATTTTTTATAGTTCCTATAGCTTTTATACTTATAGTATTACTAATACTACTAATACTACTACTAATACTACTAATACTAGTACCTATTTTTTCAACAACTCCAACATCATCCCCTTTAATTATGAAATCAATAGCACTTTCCGCATTATCACTATTATCAAGTAATCCTATTATACTTGATATAACTCCATCACAAATACGTGCTGCTATTTTTAGTTTTTTTGGAGCAATATCCAATAATTTTACTTGTTTTAAAAGACCTGTGTTTACTATAGATAGTGAAGGGAAAATAAAACTTAAAAATTTCAATAAAGAAGAAATTTTATTCATATATTTTTTTTCTTTAATCTCTTTAATAAAATTGCTAATGTCTGATTTAACATTTATAGTATCTTCATCTACAGTATAGAGATCACCGTTAGTACATATTTTTTCTAAATTCGTATATTCATCAGCATTTATATCTTCATCTTTTACTAATTTCATATTTAATTCTAATTTTTGTATAGAGCAGTTAATTTTATCCAATCTCTTCATAATATTTTCATATTCTATTAATCTAATTATTGGTCCTAATTTTTTGCTGGTATCTAATAAAGAAGCTACTGGTTCTGCATTTACTGGGATTCTGCCAGGAAGTGCTTGCTGTGCAGAGCGAGTATTTCTATGGACTGTTGCTGTCGGGGATGTAGGGGGGGTGTTTGGAGCATGGAGTGCAGGAGAACGCCCACGTGAGCGCGGGGGCGTTCCAGGTGGTGCTGGGATGCTACTAGTCATTTCGGCTACTTCTGATCCTTCTTGGGGTGTATTACTAAACGTCGGTCTTTTTGGTTTTTGAGGTATACTCATTTTTTATCTTTCTTATATAAATAAAAACAAAATTATAATATTATAATATTATAATATTATATTAACAACACCTCTTAGATAATTAGAGTAAAAGAAAGATACAATATGTTCTATTATACAAATAATAATTAAAAAAATGAATGTTTAATAATTAAAATATTATATAAATATTAGTAGTGAAATGAACGCTGTCGAAGAAAACAATCAGGTAATCAACAATAAAGGCACCGGTGCAGGTGGAGCAAATACAAACTTTTATGGAAAAAAGTTTGAAGATAAAACTAATAATCAGGAAAGATTAGTAGAAATTGGATACGTCAAAAATAGTTATGCAAAAAAGAAAAAAGCAAATGACTATTATTTATCAAAAACGTTTGAAGACAAAACTGTCGTATTCGTATTACAGAATGGTCTTAAAACTTATATGAAATATAAATACAATATTGATATGTTTAGATGCCCAGACGAAGCATATATTATAGAGTATACAAGTGGTAGAAAAGTTATAAAAATTTTAGAAAAAAAAGAGCAAAACGTGGAGGGTTCTGTAGAAACTAAATTATGGTCTGGTCCTTCACTAAAAAGAGAATATGAGTTAGTTTTGGATGGTAAGTTTGAAGTGTATTACGGATTTTGCGTGAGTGAGTTTCTGAAAAAGAAACTGATTTCAAATGATAATAAATATATAATATTAAATACAATATTCCAAGAAAATAATATAGATGTTTTATTTGGTGATGATGATAACTATTTTGAAACAATTGATACATGGTTTAATAATTCTTTATAATAACTTCTTTCGCCTTAGACTCGGGATTTTTAGAATTAATTGACCTTTTGCATAAAATAGTTGATGTGCTGTATTTTTCTTTAAAATTTTCGCGAACTAAACTAACATCAGCATTACTTAACATTATTTTCTGTTTCGCGTCTGTTAAATTGTGTATTAAATTAAATAATTTTTTATGATTTTCTATATCAAATCCTTTTTCTGTATACCCTACAAAAGAAGTATTTGTTTCTGGCGCATAAGGGGGGTCAAGATATGCAAAATCACCTTGCTCTATATTCGCTAACGCTAGCGATGTATTAAAATCACAGCATTCAAATAGTACATTTTGTATTAAATTATGTATATTATCTAGATGTTCTTTATTTATAATTTCAGGATTGCTATAGTGTCCATATGGAACATTAAAACCATTTGGACCTACCCTAAATATACCTCTAAAACAAGTTTTATTTAAGAATATTAACATAGCAGACCCTAATATACTTTTTTTATCGGTTAAGCATAATTTATTATATTCGCTTCTTATCCAATAATAATAATTTTCTTTTGCAATTTTTGCTTCTTCTATATTTTCCGGCGTTCTATTTATTTCTCCATTTCCGCATTCTTTAAAATCAGTAATAATGTTTTTTAGTATATCATATAATTTATTATGCTGTGTTTGAATATTTTTGTAAATATAAATTAATGGTTCGTTTAAATCATAAGCATATATATTTCCATTTATTTTTATAATGTCACTTTTTACATAAGATAAAAATGCTAATAAAACACTTCCGCCACCTAAAAATGCTTCGCGATAATTGTTGATTTCAATAGGAAAATCAACAATAAGTTTGTCTATTATTTGGGTCTTCCCGCCAACCCACTTTAAAATAGGTTTAGGAATATTTATTTTTTTTACAAGGACATCTTTTACAAGTTTATTATCCATTTTAATTATTTTAGTTAAATAATATAAACTAAATCAATTTTTAAATAATATATGAATAGATTAAATAAAAAATATAATAATATAATAATATAATTAATTTTTTTCTTTCATTATATTAAATATAATGAAAGACTATAAAAGGTGCAACAAATAAAAAAATTTTTATAAACTATAATATAGAATATGAATACTAAAAACAAAAATTTATCTAAAAAAAAAGTTGTAAAAACAAATAAATATGGTGGTGGAAAAAAACGTTCAGAGTTAATACATCAATGGATAAGTAGTCACTTTTACAATAATTCAAAAAATACATCCAGCTCTAAATCTCCTCCTTCTCCTATATCCCCTCCTATATCTCCTCCTTCTTCTATATCTCCCCCAAAACTCCCTACTAATGTAACAGAGGAAAAGGATATTTTATTTATTGTTCAAAATCTGGTTAATGATAATGCTACCATATTTGTTGAAATTTTTAAAGGTTTGACTGAACATTCAGAAACTAAAAATACGGATGATAATAAAGGAGGATTAAATTTATTAAATGCAATAGATGCTCATATTAATCTTCTTACAATCCTCAGAATTAAAACGGAAATAGATATAGATACTACCACAGAAGATACCACATCAAAAGATACCACATCAAAAGATACTATCGAGTTAAATAAAATATTGAAAGAGTTATTAACACATTTTAATGAAAAATTTGAATATATTAAAAAAGATGATGGTTATTATTATATTAAAATTCTTATAATACCTGACTGGATTCCAATAAATAAAAGTATTAAATTTAAAGATGTTTCTGAATTCTTAAATAAAATTAAACAATACATAAAAGCTGCTATTACTTTTTGTAGTTGGACTCGCCAATGTTCTGTGCCAATTGTTAAATTGCTAAATATGTATATAAATTGCGATGTTAATACTGATTATACTAATTCATATAAATTGTTTAAAAAAATTTTACTTCAATTTATTAATGAAAACAATACTGGAGACAAATTTTCTAATCTTATAAAAGATATTAAGAGTTCAACTTATCAATCTGCAGGAAGAAAAAATACTAAAAAAAATACTAAAAAAAATACTAAAAAAAATACTAAAAAAAATAAATTATTAAATTGATAATGATATGCAATAATGTGGTATTTGCTAGTGATAAATTATTATTAAACTAATATATACTTATATAACCTCCCAATCACATTTAAGCAGATAATATCTGCGCAACTAGTTCTAACCTATTATTGCAGTTTTCTGATTTTATTATATATGGTGCATATATTTTGCTTCTATCTGTGCTAATAAGATGATTATAAATAATCATTAGTAAGTCATTATTCATACCATCTTTATCATTAAATACAGCGAGATTTATGACATTCTTTTTATCTTCAAAGATTACTGAAAGCTCATCAAGTTCTTTTTCCATAAAACTCAAGCAATATTCTAATACTAAATTATAGTAATAAATACTCTTTTCATCAAAAATTTTATCTCTAATCTCAAATCTTTTCATATAAATATTTTTGAAAATACTCAAATTTCTTTGTGAAGAATATTTCATATTTTCTAAATCATAAGGGTTAATCCTGTAATAGCAGTTATACTCATTCTCAACAATTTTTTTTGTTTTGGCATCATAACTTCCATCAATATACTCTGTATTAATAGACCAATACCTTTTTTCTTTGTATATATAAGGGTCGCAATAACTGCTATTATATTCAAGATCTTTGATAACCAAATGCTTATTGTTTGTTAGAAGAAGTGATAGGTCATAATAATGTTTCCAATACTTGTTTTTTTGCAGTTCTGCATATGAAATAACAATATCACCAATACCATTAACTTCCATG